ACTGCAGTACCTGCAGCATTAGTTCCTCCTCCACCACTAAAGGTAACTGTAGGTGCAGAAACATACTTACCGTTAGTTGTAGGGTTAGTAATAGTTACTGAAGAAACACTTTGTCCTAGACGAGCAACTGCGTTCTTAAGTTGTGCTGTATTTACTCTAGTTACGGATAGTGTTCCACCGTAGTTTAAATAGTTGGTTGCTGAGAGAAAGTATTCTGAATTTTGTTTTACTGGTTCGCCATAAGCTTCTATTAATCCAGCTTCAGAAGTTATTGTAACTGGAGCACCTAATTCTCCTTTCGTGAAAGGTGCAGCAAATCCTGCAATATTATTGATTCCAATCTCAGCTCTGCCATTGGTTAAATCGAGTTCCTTAACTACGACCCCAGGTGAGCGTAAAGTTGCCATGTGTATCTCCTAGTGATTAGTCATATATCTACAGAATATTTATTATTTTCAACTCTTTCAGTGGGGAAACAATACATGAACATACTACCAGTCAGGATAATCTGCTAGGTATGGAGGTAAAGGTCTAGGTCTATTTTTCCTTTTACTTTTTCTCTTAGATGTTATTCTTTTAACTGTACATATCTTACATTCATATGAATATGCAGAAGGATATCCTTTTCTACTTTTACGTGTCAAATAGAAATCTTCTATCAAGTTTTTCTTTGTATTACAAACACGACATACTCTTTCTTTGAATAAGACCTGTTCTAGACCAAATCCAAACTCATCCATTATCTATACTCCCATAAAGAACTAAGTTCACCATACTCGTCTCTAGGACTTTCACCATCATACCATCCTTTATTATCTGCAACTACCCATACATTACCTTCATTATCTTTTTCCTTTTCAAATGTTCCTAAACCATCATCAATAAAACCAAATGGTGCCATATCTTGTTCTATCTGGTTCTTCTGTTCTTCATAAATCCTTGTTCTGACATCATTCTCAGTCATCTCTTTGAAATAATCCTGAGCAACTAACCATCCAAATATAACTAGACACATTGCTAAATCATCGTGACAACCTTCTTCTGCTTCAAATGATTGTCTCTTTTGAATGAATGTAGTAAGTTCAGCAATAATATCATAGTCATTAATTAAAACTTTATCTGTCTCTACTAACTGTTTAAGGTTTGAACATCCTATCTTCTTAACTGTAGTACTCATCTTAACACCTAACTGTGTCTTAGTACCAGAGAATCCTTGTCCTACTACCTGACCTGCACGTCCTCTCATAGCACACATAAGTACATTCTCATTCTCAAGATCGTACTGTAATATAGATGCTACTTGATCTCCTATGTCATTTACTTCACATAAGATGTATGCTTGATTAAATTGAGTTGATACTTGATTAATAATATTAGGAAAGATCATAGGTTTAACTTCATTGTTCCTATAGATTCCGACAATTTTATATGGTACTTTCGTAATATCATAAAGTATGAATGCTGAGTAGTCGTTATTAACACCACGAGATACGTCAACAGTCATCAAGTATTCATGCTTTTCTTTTGGATGTTCGTATATTTTTAAACCACCTTTTTGAACCAGAGGTTCATCATATGACAGTGCTCTTAACTTAGCTGCTGAAATTAATGTGTCAACAGATCCTAAGAACTCACACTCAAATTCCTGTGTGAACTGTCGTTCAGATGTGTTGGCAATAGTTTGTTCTTTCCACTTCTCGTCTCTGCCAGGTACCTGACTCCAATGTACTTCGGTAGTCACATACTCATTTCTACCAAGTTCTGCATCATGCCACAACTTGTAGAACATATTCATTCCATTGGGGGTGGAGATGATGATGACTTTGGTGGACTTACCAGATGATATAGTAGGATAAACAGAGGCAAAGAATTGCTCTGCAATATGATTAGGTATGAACGCAAATTCATCCAAGAAGATGATGTTAAAGGACATACCTCTGACAGCAGATGCTGAAGTAGAAGAAGCGAGAATTTTTGATCCATTTTCTAACTCCATACTACCTTTGTTCCATGCTACGATTCCTTGCTGTAACCAAGTAGGTAGGTTTTCATATGCTAATTGCAATCTACCTAATAGTTCTCTTGCAGTAGGTGCTTTGTTTGCTAGTATACCAATGTTAACATTATCATTAAAAATAGCATAGTGCATAAGATAAGCCACAACAGTGGTTGACTTACCTGTCTGTCGTGGCAACTTTGCTATATTGAATCTATTTGCATGAAAACATCTTACCATTTCCTCTTGAAAATCATAGAGATTAAATGGTACTAGACCTTCATCAAGAGAAACAATTTGAATATATTTCTTTGCAAAATATACTGGATCTGCTTTACACTTCAAATACTCTTGTATTTGATCTTCAGTAAAATTAATAGGGACGTTTGCCCTTTTAAGATTAGGATTACCTAAGTATATCTCTGCTTGTGTAAGACGTTTTCCCATTAATCCATCCCCCACCTAGGTGGATTGTCTGGACAAACCATTCCTGGTAATAATGTTTTCAAAGGCATAAAGCACCCACAGATTTTACATTGTTTGGTTGACTGTTTGAAATGCTCACATTTCTCACAGATAGCAAACTTCTCAGCAGAAGTCATAACAAATTATATAGTTTTATTAAGCTTGGAATGCTACTCCTGATGCCCAAACACTTCCAGATCCACCTGCCTGTAAGGTTTGATCGCTTTCTTTCTTTATTACTATTCTTTCTCCTGCACCAATATACACTTCGGATGCAGATCCATAATTTGAAGCACCTGCTGGTGTAGATGTAATTTTTACTGCTGCAGCTCCAGGATTCAAAACAGAAACCAAGACGCTACTAGAGACATTACTAGCTCCCGAATTAATATCTACTGCAGTTGTTAATGGTTTAATGATGAACATTTTACTGAAGTTTCTTTTATTTATTATCTTTTAAACCTTGTTTCAGCAGTTTCGACAATTCTGCTGTAGATCCAACGAACAAGGCATTATTATTTGTAACCTTGTTTTTCTTAGGACCTTCTTCAAGATCTTGCATTTTCTTTTGTAGATCTATTAGTTTCTCTGTAGCATCAGAAACACTCTTAACTAATTGACCTGCAACCTCAAATGCTCTAGGGTGATCAGTATTATTAGCAACATCTATAATACCTGCTAATGCTTCCTGACCTTTTTCTATAACATCATATAGTTGACCACGTGAATATTCATAATCATTTTTAACATCTTTTTCAATGTTTATGTCATGTTCTTTCTTTTTAGGTTTAGGTTTCTCAGAAGGAAGAACCTCCGCTGCTACACCTAAACTCTGCTCAATACCACTTGTATCCATTATACATCCTCAAAGAAACCAGAAGTTTCATTGAAACCGAAGTCGTCACCTGGAACTAATAGTGAATCATCAATAGCATCAATAACGTTATCAGCATTCTTATCTATCTTAGCTTTAGGTGTAACCTGATACTTACGATAGCGTCCTGGTGAATCAATCTTAGTGCTACCATACTCTTTGGTAATTGCCTTCTTAATGAATCCAACATCAGTAGTAGGACCATAAATGTATGTTTTAACTATGAAATCTAGTGTCCATATTATAGTTCTCCTGTCTGAGTAATCTCCTTCATAGTCATCAACAAATGATACGTTATTTAATATTATAGGTATATCTCTGATTATATTTGCTTCTTCTACCAACTTAATTGATAAGTTAAATGATGGTTGGAATGTTGGAAGTATTTGTTCTGTGATCTGAAGTGAATCTTCTTGTGTCCTTGTGATTACATTCAGTTCAAATCCAAGATTATATGGGACTGGTACGAATGTCTTCTTAACACCTTTAGTTGGATCTCCACCAGCAACAGTATAGTTTATTGGACTCTGCTTTCTACCAGGATCATATGAAATACCATTCATTTCAAATGACATACGAGGTAGAGATATAGCATTAGGTCTACCAAGTTCTGGTTGTTCAGTCAACCTTGCTAAGAATTTTGATCTAGGACCATATGCCAAGGGAACTTTCATTCTCTGGTATGTGGTATTGTCATCATTATATCTACGAATCTCTAGATTATTGAATAGTGTACCAAAACCAATAACTGTCTTTCGTATTATTTGATCGTAATTGTAAGTTCCTAGCATAATTAACTCCTATTTCCAAATTCGCCAAACGGATTAATCTCAGTAAAATCAACAAGGGAATCTCCCAATGTCTCAAAATCTAGATTATCTGCATAAGCGTCCTTAATGTTAAGTTCATCGAATGTAGTTATATTTATAGTGAAACCAGAATCAGTTCCTGTGAGTGTCTCACCAGTTTGAAACTCTCCATTAAATGCTCTTAGTTCTACCCAAGATTCAGTTTGATTCCACAGATTAACTTTAGCAGTAGTACCAGTAACACTACCAGTTACTGTCTCACCTATTGATGGTGCTCCAGTAATACTATCGTAATAGTATTTAACAACAAACCCTTCATCTACCTGACTATCAAGTATACCATCTCCACCACCAGTTTCTCCAGTGTACTGGAAGAGTTCACATGTAAGTTTATATGTAAATAACTTACCAAACTGATAGAAAGGATCTTCATGCTCTACAAATTTAATCTCAAATAGGTTAGCAGATAAGGGGAACCATACTAAATCTCCCTCTTGTGGTCTACTTCCTACTTCAACATTAGTTGCTCCAGTCATTGAATATGCAACAAAATCTTCATACATACCACGAGATATTACTAACTTTATTTCATCACTAGATTGAATACCAAACTTAGTTAAGAAATCTCCATTACCTTCAAATCCTGCAAAGTTCTCTAGATAAGCAGACATTTGATAAGCATCATTAAACTCTGAGATAACCTCATCATTTAATATAGTGTCTTTCCTTACTAGTTTTCTAGGTATGTAAACGATATCTAAACCAAACATCTTTAGATGTTCATCTACTAGATTCTGTTGTAGAATCTGTTCATTCCTAGTACCGTGAGTGAAGTAGGTATTCTTAGCCATTTATCCTATTTCCCAGTTAGGAGGTAGTTCATATGTAGTAGTAATCTGATCTTCAATCTTTATTACTTCATTATTACCATCGTCATATAACTCTCTACCATTCATTGTAATACCACCAGGTAACTGTGCACCTTTAAACTTGATGAGGTTCTGTCCCCACTGTCTTTTTATAAGTGCAGTAGTATATTTCTTTAAGAACGGATCATTATAAACCTCAGTGTATGTCTGAGGATCTAATAATCTATGACAGTCAATGATTAAATAAGATCCTTCATCTAACATCAATCTATCAGTGTCAATGTATAAACGATCAGCACGTCTATTAAATCTATAAGGTATAAATGCTCCATTATTTAAGACCATATCTAGTGTTTCAAGATATGTCTTCGTCATAAAATAAGAAAGAATATCAACTGAACCAAACTGATACAAATCGTTTAGGAACAACTGATATTCTAATCCAAATAAATTACTTCTTATATTACTTCCTTTAACACCAAACACTCTGTTAATACCTAGCACTTGAGGTGGTATCTGTAAAAAGTTATCTCTTTCTTCCCACTCTGTTTGCTCTTGTACACCTGTGACTTCTATCTTAGCATTACCACCACCACCTGTAAAAGTAATTTCATCTTCAACAAGATAATTTGTACCAGCAGCACTTATCTCTACTTCTGTTATCTGACCGTCTTTTGCAGTGATATCAAAAGTAGCACTTGTTCCTGTACCACCTGTATAGGCAGCAGTAGTACCAGTAGTGTATCCAGTTCCCTGTTCCACTACTTTTACAGTTAGTACTGCACCTGTAGCAGTTCCTAGTAATTGTTCTTGATCTAATCCTCTAAACTTAGCAACATCAGACGCTGTAAGTTTATGCTTTAAGAACATCCTCTCGACACCATCGAAGTGACGTTCTTGAAACAATTGGATAGCATCATCTATTAGGTCATCAATCTGATCATTATCAACATTGATTTCCAAGACAGGTGCACCTAATCTTCTTAGACAATAATCTTTTAGTTCTGCTTTCGTAGTCGGTTGTGCCATTTAATCCCAGACATAACATTCCTCTACTGTATTTAGCAGACCACCAAGTCCTATTGAATTACTGATGCTGTACTATTTGTTGGAGCGATAGTTTCTGGAGCAACTCCTCTAGCAGCTGTGTCCTCTCCTACTTCTTTATGTCCCTCTTTATCTGCCATAGATAGTGCTTCTATTGCACCTTGGAGACGGAAGTATTCTTCCTTCTTAGCGTTTATTTCTGTATCTA